TGTAGTAGGTGATATTTTCTCTGCTTTAAACAGTAGAGCAACCGTTACTGTTAAGTTTACAACAGTTAATGGTAATACACCAATTGTAGGTGACTTAGTTTGGTCTGGTTCTGCATTTGTAGAAAGTTTAGATATTACTGCAGATATGGAATCACCAGCTACATACTCTGTATCATTTACAGGTTATGGTCAATTGACTCAGGCTACTAACGCATAATAACACAAAAAACACCAAAATATGAGAGGACATTTTGAATTATCCCTAAATGATGGGACTAAAATACCTATGAGGTTTTGTACATGGTCTTTAAAAAGATTCTGTCAATTACAGGGTATTGGACCATCGGATATATCAGAAGCATTATCAGGTAATCAATCTTTAGATGCAATTACTAACTTGCTTAAATCAGCAGCAGAATATCCATTGTATAGTCAAGGGATAACTCCAAGCTTTACAGACATAGAAGTATGTGACTGGATTGATGATATGGGTGGATTAGGAAGTAAAAAGTTTCAAGATGTTATGGCTTCTTTAGCTGAGAGTATGAATAGTGGTGTTGAACAACCATCTACTAAGAAAGCTGCAAAAGACGCTGTAAAAAAAAATTAGAGTGGATTGATATTGAAAGATATACAATGGGGGAGTGCCAAGTGCTTCCCCATTTGTTTTGGGATATGACGATGGCTGAGTTAGATTTTGTTTGGTATGGTTACCGTCATAAGGAAGAACAAGAGTGGCTAAAGACTAGATGGCAAACTACAATTTTGCTTAATATACAACTACCAAAAGGTAAAAAAATAAAACCAAATGAGCTTTTGCCTCTTGATTGCGATAATCGTAACTTTGTAAAGCAGAGGGTAATGACACCTGAGGAACTTAAAGAGGTCTTAAAAAAATACGATAATATAAAGTAATAGGATAATGGCAGATAATCAAGTAGACTTAAAATTAAACCTCGACTTTAAAGGGGTAAATGATGCGTTATATCAGATGATTGGTGAATTTAATGGAACTGATAAAGAGTTTCAAAAAATTGCTGATAATATCCAAAAAAATGCCAACAAACTAGAAGCTGCTATTTTGGTATTTGGACCTGCTTCAAAACAAGCAGCTGCTGCACAAAAAGCACTTCAAAATAATATGTTATCTCTAGTTGCTAATGGTGTAAATCCTGAAATTGCAGCAATAGGTACTTTGTCGCAAAATTTTAATTCATTAAATGGCATTATAGAAAAAACTCAAGTAGTTACAAATAAAACTACAGCAACACTTGATAGTCATGCAAGTTCTTTAAAACAAAATAATCAAAAGTATACTGCCTTTGCTTTAATTCTGCAAGATTTACCTTATGGATTTAGAGCAATACAAAATAACTTACCAGCATTAATAGGTAGTTTTGCTGGTGTAGGAGGTGCTGCATATTTAGCATTTTCGGCAATTATTGCTGGTTTTACATTTTATGATGAAGCATTAAGAAAAAGTGCATCTGCTGCAAAAAAATTAAAAGAAGAACAAACTAGTTTAAATGATGAAATAATTGATAGTAAACAAAATGCTTTACAACAAGGATATTTATTAAATCAATATATAGAAATTGCTAAAAATGCAACATTAAGTGAAAAAACTAGAAATGAAGCACTTAAACAAGCTAATATAATATATGGTGAACATAATGAAAAATTAACTTTAGCAAATATAAATACTAAAGCAGTTAAAGAAAGTTTAGATGGTTATATACAAAGCCTAATACAAATGGCTGTTGCTCAAAAATATTCAGATCAAATTGCAAATAATATTATTGAGAATGATAAAATTAAAGCAAAGCTAGATGACAAAAACATTATAAAAAGTAAATTATTAGCTGAAGTAAGAGGTAAACAAACAAATGAATCAAGAGATTTATTGGATGTATATGAAGATTTAAGACGTGTTAATAAAGAAATTTATGAAATAGAATTAGAGCAAGGAAAAAATGTTACGCAATTAACTAATCTTACTAACAAGTATTCAGATTCTTTACTGAAAGCAACACAACTTAGTGCACAATTTGGTAAAACTGAAGAAAAAAAGGGTGGTAAAAGTCCTGAGCAAATATTAGCTGATAAATTAAAAGCTATAGACAATGCTAATAAAGCTGAGATAAAAGCATATACTGATACAATAGATGAAAGAGATAAGAAAGAATTTGAAGCTGGTTTAAAATTAGCAGAGAATTTAGCAACAATGAGAGCTGCTGGTTATACTGATTCTATAACTTATTACAATGCCTATAGAGCAGAAATGGATAGGATTGCTAATTTTTATAATGATAAAGAAATTGAAGAAGCTAGAAAAAAGTCAGAAAAAATAGCTAAAGATGCTGAAATTTATGATAATAGACAATTGCAAAATTCATTAGATTCTTTAAAAATACAATCTGAAGTTGCAACTAAAATTGCCAATTTATCTAGTAAAACAAATAATGCTGACAGAGTAAAAATTTTAGAAGAATACAAAGCAGCACTTTATGACTTAGCTTCAACAGGTGGATATACGGCAGAACAATTTGATAAAATTGATGATGCTATAAAAAGAGCTGATGCAGCAATAGCTGGTTCTCAAGAAGTTGTAAAAGAGTATGAAGTTACATGGGCGACTACTGTAAATGATATTAATAAAATGGTTATTGACCTTGTTAATAATTCTATATTTTATTTAGCAGAATCATTAGGTAAAGCTTTAGCAGGTGAAAAAGTAGATGTTTTAAGTGGTCTTGGATTGATTTTAGCAGATAGTTTAATGCAATTAGGTAAAGCCCTTATTGCTTACGCAGCGTTAGCAGGTTTAGCTATTGAATCATTAAAAAATCCTCTTAAATGGAAATTAGCTTTAGGTGCAGGTATAGCAGCTATTGCAGCAGGAGCATTTTTAAAATCTAAATTATCTAGTAAGCCTAAAGAATTTGCTAATGGTGGTATTATATCAGGTCCAACTATGGGACTTATGGGAGAGTATCCTGGAGCTAGTCATAACCCAGAGGTTGTAGCTCCTTTAGATAAGCTTAAATCACTAATGGGTGGTGGGGGCGGTACTTTAGAAGCTAGAATTAGTGGTAATGACTTATTAATATTAATGAACAAGGCAGGTAGAAACAATAATAATACGTTCTAATGGCATTTATAAACCCAAAATACGAGATTATATTTGATGATGTGTATGCTGTGCCAGATGCAACAAATACCGTCTATAAGGCTCAGATTTACAAAGACGGATATTCTAGTGCAACTATATATCCACTAACTGGATCAAATAGTCCTTTTATAATAGAAACTATAGATACAGAGGGTAATGCTTATACGCCAATATTAGCTACAAGAGCTACGTTAAATATTGTAAAAAATGAGTTTCAGCCTAGTACTAACTATGCTAACTTATTACAAGACTTTTTTACGGCTGATGATAATGACTTTATGATTGTTATTACAAAAGGCACTTATAATGGTTCATATAGTTGGGGGAATGTAATATGGAGAGGGTTTTTTATACCTGTAGATAGTGTGCAATATTCTCCTGTAAGCCTAAATAGTTTATCCTTAACATTTGTTGATGGCTTATCTAGGACTAAAAACAAAAAATATTACTTTAATTTAACTAATGGAATAGGGTTTAATTGTGAAGATCAGATTAATGTAAAAGATTTACTTATTGATTGCTTTAGTAAAACAGAATTTACATTAGATGTATGGGTAAATGAATACTATAAAACAGCAAATGTGCCTTCTAGAAACATAGAAAATATGTATTTAAAGAAGAACTATTTGATGAAACAATATGGCGAATATTTGAACTATTACGACATTTTAGAATATTTATGTAATAGATTTGGTTGGGAATGTTTTTATAAGGATGACAAATGGTATTTAACAGCTTATGGATCTTTAACAAGAGAAACAAGCATAGCCTATTATGTTTATAATAATTTAGGAGTTTATCAATCTACACAAACTGTTGGAAATACAACTACAATTTCTATTGATGGTACAAATAACTTTAAGCAAATAGGACAATCATTATTGGTAAGCTTTAATAGAGCACAAAAGTCTTATACTCAATTTAGTCCAATATATAACGTAAAGCAACTTGTTGCTAATGGATGGTTTTTATCATGGTCAAGTACAAATAATGCAGATGCTTGGGTTGAAACAGGAATGATTGGTAATAAACTTGATGCAACTAATGGTGGTTTATTTACTACAGATACTACTACTAATGCAACAGAAAATACAAGGGCATTTAGGTCATTTGGTAATCCTGTAAAAGCTGGTGATTATTTAAATGTGAGATGGCTTGATTATAAGTATAATTGTACGGCAAGATATTGGGTTAGAATAATACCTTCAGATAACTCTGCTGCACAATATTTAGATAATACTGGTGTATTTACAACTACAACAACATATTTAAATGATTATCCTTCTGGATTACCTAAGCAAATTTTAGTTCCTATTGATGGTGCTATAGATATAATAGTTTATAGACCATTAACAACAGGTACAGGATCATTTTTAGAATTATATTACTTCTTAGTTCAAAATACTGGACCATCATCACAGATTTATAACTATGATTCATATAGAGAGATAGGTAGCATAGACTCACAATTTAAACCAGAAGAAGGTGACAATTATTCTTTAGGTTTTATGTATAATGATGTATTTAAGAATAATGATTCAGGTGCTAGAGCTGCAAACAGCCCTCAAGATGTGTCAGCATCTTCTTATGTAGGTATGTATACTACAAGCAATAATAGTGGATTTGCTAATCAATTTGGCAGAACAACATCTGGAACTAAAGAATTATTTACATTAATTGCTGAAGATATAGGAACAGATCAAGTAAAGACACAAACTGTTATAGAAGGTCAATTTAAAAGCATAGGATATTGGTTAGATAGTAAGTTTACATATTCTTATGATGGCGTAAATACTTATACATATTTGTTAAAGTCTTTTAAATGGGATTTAAAACAATCAGTACAAGAGTCAGTTTTAAAGAAAATAAACTATAACGGAACAACAATTGACATAGACATATTTAAAAACTTAAATACTAGGAAATAATGCCATCAGTAATAAACGGAACTAACATTTTACTTTATCAATATAATACATCTACTAACGTAGGTGTACCTTTTGCTGCTGCTACAAACTGTACATTTAGTACAAGTGTAGACCAAGTAGAAGTTACTACAACTAACTCAAGCTCATTTAAAGAGTATTTAGGCTCTCAAATTAATTGGAACATATCAGCTGATGGTTTTATATGTCTAAGTGATTATTCTTACTTATTTTTACTACAAAAGCTAAGGTCAAAAGAACAAATTGTGGTTAAATTTCAAATTAACAATGATAATGGAGATGGGACAGGAACTTTAGGATATAGCGTAGTTACAGGTCTTGTAAATATTGTTAGTTTAGATATGAGTGGTCCTGTTGAAGGTGCTTCTACATATAGCGTGTCTTTACAAGGCACAGGAGCTTATACAATATCAGGAACTCAAGTTATACCTTCTGGAGTAGTTGTAACAGGTTCAAGCGTAGTAATGTATGACTATACTGCTACTGGAGGTGAAACAACAGTAACATTCTCAGGATCTATTGGTAAATCTTGTGTAAGTATAACAAGAGGTGGTGTAGAAGTAAGAACAATAAGTTCTACAGGCACTCCTACTGATGAAAATGTGGTATTTAACGCATCTACTGGAGTACTTACCTTTGCAACGGCTAGAGCATTGGCTGCTGATGAGTTTATTAGAGCAATTTTTAAATAGAAATTAAGACATGAGTAATCAATTACAAATAACTGGAGATTTAAAAGTAAAGTCATTAACTGGAGCATTAACAGCAACATCGGGAGTAGTTAGTTCTGTTCCTTTAGGTACTGCTAATGGTGTAGCTACTTTAGGTACAGATGG